TATAGCACAATACAAAACACATTCCAAATGTTAGGTGAAGCGGCTAGAGGAGAAAAGATAGAAAGATCTGGACCTTATGGAGAAAGAGGCTCTAGTAAGGCGCTTAAAACATTAAAATATGATATTACTCCTTTTGCTGGAGTAAGAAAAGATAGAGCTAATATTATATATAAATAAAAATAAAGATACTATATTATAGATTAAAGAACGAAATTTATTAACTTTGTAAAAATTTAAAATTTAAAATTATGTCAACCGATTTTTTAACAAAAGCCTCTTTTGGGCACTATGGCTCTACTTATTTAGGAGCAGGTGTAACTCTTGATTTAACTGGATCATCAGCAACTAGGTATATAGTAGCTATTTTAATAACACTTGATGATAGTGCTATTGCAACATTAGAATCTCTTAATGGAGAAGTTGGTATGTTAAGTACCGTAACTGCTGAAAACGATTTAGATGGAACAGATGGAATAGGTGCTGGTGGAAATGGAACTAATTTATCATCTAGTGTTACATTTAAGGCTGGAACGGTTCTTTATGGTAAATGGGATAAAATTATCACTCATAGTTCAAGTGCTATGATTGTTTATTTTGCCCCTAAACTTACATAAAAATGAGATTAGGATGTTCAATGGCATTGCCAGTAGCTAGTATTTCAGCGGCAATTCTTTTAGATGATTATTTCTGGAATCTAGTTTCTGCTGGAAATATATCACCTAAAGAATCAGGAGATTATAGCACTGATCGTAATGATATATGGGAGTTAGATGATGATGACGATCCACCTGATATTATGCCAGAAGTAAAAGGCGATATGACATCAGCAGATGATGAAGGTTATTGGGGATTAGATGCTAGCGGCAATATACAACCATTGGATATTTAATAAAAATATAAAAATATAAAGATATGGCAACACCAAATATAGTACCTAGAGCAGCTGGAGAAGGCGGCTTAGGAACCTCAGCTAAAGGATGGGGAGGACTTTTCGTAACAAATACAACAACAAGTAGTGCCACTGAAGGTGGTAAATTAGTATTAGCCGCTGATGATGGGGCTGTAATGGCAAGCGGCCACAGACTTGGGGTTATCGAGTTCAAAGGAGCTGAAGACGGTTCTGGTACTTTAACTAACGGTGCGCGAATACAATGTGTCGCGGACTCAAGCACCACATGGTCTGATACTGAAAACGATGCATGGTTAGAGTTTTACACTACAGACGCCAATGCTTCTGAATCTTTAGTGTTGACCCTTGACCAAACCAAATCAGCAACTTTTACAGGCAACTTGCTTTGTCAACAATCAATAACAGCAACAGGCAACTTAACTACAAACGGTGCTGGTGGTATTACAATTAACGATACAACGACTAGTTCTGCAACTGAGGGAGGTCATTTAACACTAACAGCAGATGACGGTGCTGCACTAGCTGATGGTCATAGACTAGGTGTAATTGAATTTAAAGGTGCAGAAGACGGGAGTGGTACTTTAACTGTTGGTGCTAGGATCGAGGCTTTAACAGACGCTGCTTGGTCAGCGAGTGAGAACGGTGCAGATCTAGTATTCTACACGACAGATGGAAATGCTTCGGAAACAGAACAAATGAGATGTACTGCTGCTACTGGTGTTTCAATACCAAAAAGAAAATTTGCGCCATCAGATAGTAATACAGCCGGTACAGTTACAGGTGGAGATATTGTTTATTTCGGTGGTACAACATCAATGACTACAGGAGCAATATATCATTATAAATCGGATGGAACATGGGAATTAGCAGATGCTGATGCGGTTGCAACTTCTGATGGCTTATTAGCTGTAGCTCTAGGAGCTGCTTCAGATACCAACGGAATGTTATTAAGAGGTATGGTAACAATAGATCATGATCCAGGCGCGATAGGTGATGTATTATTCTTATCAACAACAGCAGGTGATTGTAGTGCTACAGCTCCTTCAGGTAGTGCTGACATAGTTCGTGTGATAGGTTATCAAGTAAATCATGCGAGTAATGGAGAGATATGGTTCTGTCCAGATGGCACATATGTAGAACTTGCATAATATAAAATATGGCATACGAAAATAGAAAATACGTAATAATAAACGCTTCAGAAGTTGGCACAGTTGATTTCTCACAAGTATATGAAACCTCAGCAAATACTTTAAGGTATTCATTGGATGACTCACAAACATTTGTAAAATTTGAAGGTAGCACCCCAAGTTTTTTAAATGGTAAAACACAATATAGTCATAGTGAAATACTTACTATTTTAGCTGGAGAAGACTGGCATGAAGAACTAGAAATTCCAGAATAAATGGCATACGCAAAAATAAATAGTATAACTAATGCTAATATGGCTAAAGTTAATAATGCTGCGAAAGCTGCTTTAGGAAAAATAGGTAGTATAGATGCTCCATCTGCCGCTTTCTCAAATACAAAATCAATAGATTTTGACGGTAGTAATGACTATATGATTTCTGATAGTAATATAGCAATTACCAGAGGTACTTATCAATTTTGGATGAAAACTTCCACAGCAACAAGTGGCACTCCATTTGATTTTGCTTCGAATCAGAATGGGTATTTGGTAGCGTCTGGCGGTGAACTTTATTTTTGGGTAGTATGGCCTATGGGTAATAAGTTATATAATAGTGGGGCTTTGCTTACAGATGGTAATTGGCACCACATACTATGGACAACAGAAGGTGCAAGTGGCGAGTCATCTAGTATTAAAATATATATAGATGGCGAGATTAAAGCCACACAAACCCAAACATCAACTTATAGTGATGTTGATGAAAAACTAGAAATTGGAAGATATAATCCTTATAATTGGTATACTGGTCAAATGGATGAATTAGCAATTTGGGATGTAGCTTTAGACGCGGATGCTATTGCGCAGATATATAACAGTGGAGAACCTATTGACTTATCATCTGACTCTGGTAACTATGATAATAGTGGTGATTTACAACATTGGTGGCGAATGGGGGATGGTGACACATATCCTACAATTGAAGATAATGCGGGTAGCAATGATATGACTATGACAAATATGGCAAGCGGCGATATAGAATTAGATGTACCGGCTGCGTAAAATAAAATAAAAATAAAAAATAAAAAAAATGAATTGGATAAACAGTTGGCAACAAGGTAATAAACAAGCTAAGTATAATGTAGAAATAAGACTTGGTAGAGTCACAGTATTAGAAATAAAAGTATGTTTGTGCGATAAGAAGAAATGTTCAAAATTAAGACTTATGATATTAAACTTTGGATTTGAGGTATAATGGCTACCTTATCACAAGAAATATCATTAATGGAACAGAGAATGAATTCAATGGAAGATAAAATGGATAAAATAAATTCTAAGTTAGATATGTTAACTGAGAAATTATTAGATCCCGATCATGGGGTAACAGCAAGAGTTAATAGAAATACCTCTTATCGTAAGATTATGAGTAAAGCCTTATGGGTTATTTATGTTATAACAATAGGATTAATAATTAAAATGTTTTGGGAATAATGACTAAAGAGTTAAATGAACATACTGGATTTCATGTAAGTATAAAAACACTTATAGGTATTAGTGCTGCTATGGCAACGGTTATAAGTATGTGGTTTATACTTCAAGGTGATATAAATGATGCCAAAGAATTACCAAAACCAGATGTAACAAGGATAGAATTTGACATGAAAGATGAATTAATACGTCAAACTATTATGAATACTCTGGAAGATGTTAAGGAAATTAAAGAAGATTTAAAACGTATGGAAGATAAAATAGATAACTTAAGATGAAAGATCCAATTTTGAAAATACTTGGAACTTATTTAATTGTATTATTTCTACTACTATTAATGTCTGGAAATGCTCTTGGACAAACAAAATTCTGTAAACAAGAAATTTGTGTGGTAGAGTTTAATGCTTATTGGAATAAAGGTAATAGTGTGGTTTGGTTAGATAGTTTAGAAAACTGTGGAGTTACAAGAATACTTATATCAGATAAACAAATGCTAGCAGATATGCAAAAGAAATATAAGATACAAAATGTACCTACAATAATAATTTTTAAGGAAGAAGAAGTTAAAAGATATCAAGCTTGTTTAAGATTTAAAATAGGAATTAAACTAGAAGATGTGCAAGAATTTATTGACGAACAATGAATGAGTGATTTTTAAATGAAAAAACTACTATTACTACTATAAACAATTTAACATATTAATTATGAGTATATTAACACAAATATTTAGTTCTGGAGCTAGTGAATTAGTTAAAAGTGTAGGAGGAGTTATAAATAACTTACATACATCAAAAGAAGAGAAGTTAAATGCAGAGTTAAAAGTAAAAGAACTAATCTCTAATTATGAAGTAGAGATGGAGAAAACAATAACGGATCGTTGGAAATCTGATATGAACTCTGATTCGTGGTTATCAAAAAATATAAGACCAATGACTTTAGCATTCTTAGTTATATCTACAGTATTAATGATATTTATTGATGCTGGAGCTATAGCTTTTAATGTAGAGGATAAATGGACAGATCTATTACAATTAGTTCTTATCACTGTAATTGGGGCTTACTTCGGAGGAAGATCTCTTGAAAAGGTCAAAAAGTAATGGATAATTTTAAAGAAAAATTAAAACAGGATGAAGAGGAATTGTATCGTGAAGCAATGACTAATGCTTATTTACTAATCACTGATAAACTAACTTTTGATGAGTTATTTGAATATAATGGATGTTATTTACCTTACAATCCTAAATCAGATAATATTAGTGATGATACTTTTGATGATTTAATAGATTACTTTTGTGAATTAGAAGAATATGAAAAGTGTGAAGAAATAAAAAAAATAAAAAATTCTATAGATAGTAAGGAATAATTTCTTAATTTTGTAAAAAAAATAAAACAATGGCAAAAAATTATACATTTAACGCAAGTATAAGTTGTTCAGCTACTTCAAGTACTGGATATTCACAATCACAATCTGGAGCTTTTAGTTTAGACATTACAGGTATTGATCAAGTACAAACAGGTAGGTTGGATGTAGCGACTGGAGGAACCGTCATTATGGCTGCCCCAACTTATGGTAAGGTGGTATATGTAAGAAATCTTGATGACACAAATTTTGTAACAGTAAGCATGGTAGATGATGCTGATAATGCTATAGCTATATTAGAGCCAGGAGAGTGGTTTTTTACTATTCTTAGAGATACTGGTGTTATAGATGCTATTGCAGATACGGCAGCAGTTACTGTAGAGTATTTTGCAGTGGAAATAGATTCAAACGCATAATTAATAATATAAAAAAGAATAGATATGGCAACAATGTCAACAACATTCACAGCTTCAGGAAGCTTTACATTAACAGATGAGAACGGTGTAGTTGTATTTACATATTCACCATCTTTTACTTCTACATCTAATACAACAGCTCAAGCTCTTTATACAGGAGAGCATTTAGCTCAAAGTGGTGGTAGTGAATTAGCACTAGCAGATGTAAATGATGATAGAGTATATGTATTTATTAAAAATGTAGATACAGATTATCCCGTAGAAGTAGAAGCTAGCGAATCTGAAGGCTCTGCTTTAGAAATGGCAGATTTAAAACCAGGAGAATGTTTTTTTACTCCTATGGAGTTAAATAGTGATGCTAGTGGTAGTAGCATTAAAGTAACTGCATCAACTGCAGATCAAAAAGTTCAATATTTAATTAATGATGCTATAGATAACTAATAGTCATGAAACTTAAAGTTTTAAGATTTAGTAGCCAGGAGGACTCAACTTCTGGCTTACTTTTTGAAGAAAACGATTTAGGATTAAAATTCTTATGTTATACATTAGAAGATGAGCGTAGAGCTTTAAAAGTTAGAGGAGAAACTAGAGTACCTGCTGGTAAATTTAACATAACATTAAGAACTGTAGGGGGGATGACACAGAAGTATGCTAAAAGATTCCCAGGTATACATAAAGGAATGTTATGGGTAAGAGATGTTCCTAATTTTGAATACATCCTTATACATTGTGGTAATACAGATGACCAAAGTGCAGGATGTTTACTTTTAGGGGACAGCCAGGAAAACAATATTATTATTAAAGATGGTTTTATAGGAAAATCTAGAAATGCCTACAAAAGAGTTTATTCTCCTATTGCAAGAGCAATTGAAAAAGGAGAAGAAGTTACAATAGAGTATATAGATTTAGATTCCAATGAATAATGTTCAAATGGTTAAATAAAATAAGATTAAAAGGTCTACCAACAAAGACAGATAATAATGTTTTAGTTGTAGATAATAATGGAGATATTGGTATAAATACTAATTTACACAAAGCATATCATGGTTATACAAAAATTTGGATACTACCTTCTGATTTTGTATCTGATAAAGGAAATTTAATATACGATACTGGAGGAGTAATAGATAAAACAGCAGATGCTGTTATTTACGCTCATGTTTTAATTCCATTTGGAGCAACAGCAACAGCTGTAACTACATATGGTAGCGGAAATGATGCAGCAGTTATTGTATATGCAAAAAATCCAAATGTAGCAACAGAAACGAGTAAAGGTACTGGCAACTTAGGAGAAGAAATAAATATAGTAGATGTGTCCACTACAGATGATACTGGAACATATCTAGCAA